CCCCATAATCCGGACAGCAACAATTGGTGGGAGAAACACGGTGGCAAAGAGGCTGTGATGCGACCGGACGGTACGTTGTGGCCGCCATACGACGAGAAATATCCAAACTATCAGGCAATGGAAAAGAATTTCCGGACCTACACGTGGGATGATTTTGCCGATGCCGACGGTGTGTCGAATTACAGCTACGAATACTGGAAAGGTTTCAAGGAGCGCACGGTTCGGTTTGAAAGCGCCGTAACTGAAACGCTCGCGGAGATGGGGCGTATCAAATACGAGACCGGAAAATTTCCTGACCACATGGGCGAGCGGATCATTTCCTACCGTGGCGAAGACAAGCCCAAGCCATCGCAATATGTGATGGATGTAAATGCGAAGCGCTGGCGCGATCTTTATCGCACCGTCGAGAAAGTCTATCGGGGCGATCTATGATTCAGCGCGCGACAGTCGATGACCGACCAGCGCTCGTTGCCTATCTCGATGACAAATTCGAAATTGTTGCTGACGAAAATTCCGCGAGCTTGATCAAGGTCACGTTCACCGACGAAGAGGGCGGTAACGTCTTTCTGGCGCCGCCAAAAGAAGAGGGCGGCAAGAAGGAGGCCAAAGCCATGCCTATCAAGCCTGGAAAAGGTGAAACCCAATCCGATTGGATGTCGCGTTGCGTTCCCGACATGATGGGACAGGACGGCGGCACGAAACGGCCGCAGGAGCAGGCCGTCGCCGCTTGTTTGCAGATGTGGCGCGACAAGAACAAGGAATTGCAGACAAAACAGGTCGATCCGCCCGACGACGACGAATCGCAGGAAGACTTTCTTGATCGCTGCATGGATGAATTGAGCGATGACGATCCGGAAATGAGCGACGACGATGCCCAGGAGGCCTGTCAAATAATGTGGGAAAATCGGAGCGGTGCCAGCAAAGAGATCGTGCACAAGACCCATGCGGCGCCAGTCGAGGGCCGTGCGTTCATTCTATCAGATGAGACGCCTGATCGCCTTGGCGACATTATTAGCACGGAGGGTTGGGATACCGTCGCGTTCCAAAAAAACCCCGTGGCTCTGTTCAACCATAACTCGAATTTTCCTATCGGAAGATGGAGGAATGTTCGCGTCGAGAACAAAGCCCTGCGCGGCGAACTTGAAATGGCCGCCGAAGGAATCTCAGCACGCATCGATGAGATCCGCAAGCTGGTCGATGCAGGCATTCTGAAAGCGGTCAGCGTCGGTTTCCGCCCGAGCAAGAGCGAGCCGCTCGATCCGTCGGATAAATCGTTCTTCGCGGCGCAACGTTATCTCAGTCAGGAATTGGTCGAGTGCTCACTCGTATCGGTTCCAGCCAATCCCAATGCGCTGGCAGTCGCCAAGTCGCTTGGGCTCTCTCCCGCAACGCTAGATGCTGTCTTTGCCGAGCATGGCACTAAGGACGGCCGATCGCGGCGTCGCGGTTTCACCGGCGAGCATGCCGTCCATCGTCGTACGCAACATAAGGAGACGAGCGCCATGTCTACGCTCGGTCAAAGAATAGCGGACGCTCAGGCCCGCGTTACAGCTCTGAGGGACGATCTCGATGCGCATCTAAATTCCTTGGACGATAGCAATATCAGCGACAAGGATCTGGAGACCACTAACGATCTGACGGCGCAGTTGTCGCAGGTCAACAAGCAGTTGATCTCCTATCAGGAGGCAGAGCGGCAGATCGCCGGAACTATCAACGGCGGCAACGGCGGCGGCAACTCGCGCCAGATTGCGGTTCGCGCCTCCGATCCGCCACGGCCAGCGGCAGGCAATGGCATCGGCAACGGTCATGCCGACCCGACGCCAGCGCGTGCGACGGTCTTTGCCGCCCCGGCGGCGCCCGAGCCGAAGCCGCTCGACCTCATGGTTCGCGCGGGCGTCGTGATGCTGCGGGCGAAGGTCTTCCAGAGGACCGTCGAGGACGAATGTCGTCGAAGCTATGGCGACCACGAGCCGACGATGCGGACGGTCGAGTGGATGGTCCGTGCGGCCAGCGCACCGGCCATGACGAACGTACCGGGTTGGGCTCAGGAACTTGTGACCCAAATTCAGGGTCCGTATATGGATTTGTTGTATCCCAAATCTGTATACCCGCGGCTCGCGGCCATGGGCATGGCGCTCGACTTCGGACGCGCTGGTCGCATCGTCATCCCGACCAGATCGGCAACCCCAACCATCGCAGGAAGCTTCGTCGGTGAGGGTCAACCGATTCCTGTGAGGCAGGGACACTTCACCTCCGTCACGCTGACCCCGAAAAAGTTGGCCGTGATCTCAAGTTACACCAAAGAGATGGAGGATTTTTCCACGCCAGCGATCGAGACGCTGTTGCGTGACGCAATCCAGAACGACACGGCGATCTCTCTGGACAGCGTTCTCCTCGACGCCAATCCGGCGACCACGGTACGGCCGCCCGGAATTCTCAACGGCGTGACCCCGCTCACCGCAACGGCTGGCGGCGGCTTCACTGCGATCATCGGCGACATCAAGCAGATGACGAACGCATTGCTCACGCCGACGCGTGGCAATGTCCGCAACCCGGTCTGGTTGCTGAATCCGATACAGGTCAATTCGCTCATGCTAACGGTTGCGCCCAACACCGGCGTGTTCATGTTTGCGGAGGAGTTGAAAGCTGGTCGGCTCAATGGTATGGCGGTGATCGACTCTGGCACCGTTCCGCCCGGCAGCATGACCTTGTTGGACGCTGCGGACTTCGTAGCGGTGGGTGCAGAGGCCCCAAGATTTGAACTCTCAGATCAGGCCACCCTGCATTTCGAAGACACGAATCCTTCACAGATTGGCACTGTGGGAACGCCTCCAGTTGTTGCTGCTCCGGTGCAATCGCTCTGGCAAACGGATTCGCTCGCACTTCGTTTGATCATGAGGATCAACTGGCAAATCAGAAGGCCGGTTGTAGCAAATATCGCAGCGGTGACGTGGTAAATTAAGATCACGTCAAATCAGGAAAGGTACCTAACAAATGGCTGAAGAGAAAGAAGAGAAAGCGGCGGCGCCGCAGGAAGGCTCCAAGCCGACACCGACGCAAGACGAAAACGACTCCGCGGCGATGGGCGACCATGTCATGAACAAAGAGCCTGACGGAAGCCCGGAGGAGGAGTCGCCCGCGGTGCAAATGCAGAAGCACGAAGAGGCCCGCAAGGCCAAAGGCAAGCAGTCTGAGGCGCGGCCGACCCAGTCGGGTTATCAGACCCGTACGACCCAAGCGCAGCATTCGCAGCACCGGCCGACGCCGCAGCCGCGAACCAGCGGCGAGTAATTACTCCCTGGCCTGGGGGATCTTCGGTTTGCGGAAATCGGAGATCCCCACTTTTTCCAAAAAGAGCAACGCGAGCCGATGAATCCCAACGGCCTTGTGGCACGCGTTCTCGCGCCGATCTTGCGCGCCGCTGAAGGCGCATTTCGGCCCGGCCCCTACTATCTGCCGATCAGCGGAGGGTGGCTTGGCGCCGAAGCCGGGTCGTACGCAAATTGGTGGCAGCTCGGGTACAATCTATGCGGCGGTGAACGCTCGGCTGTTGTTGAAGCCTGCATCAGCGCCTACGCACAAACAATAGCAATCTGTCCTGGGGACCATTGGCGATCCAACACCAAAGGCGGCAAGACGCGCGTCACGAATTCTGCGGTCTCGCGCATTTTGCGCAAGCCGAACGCCTATCAGACAATCAGCGATTTTCTGCTCAATCTTGTAGATTCATTGTATCGCGAGGGCAACGCCTATGCCCTGGCATTGCGCAACGATCGGTTTGAGATTTCCGAACTGCATCTGATGAATGCGCGATACAGCAGACCGCAACTCGCGGTGACGGGAGATATCTTCTACAGGTTGGGCGGCAACGACGTTATCGCCCAGCAGCTCGGCAATCAGCAGATCATCGTGCCGCAACGCGACGTGCTGCATGTCAGATTGCGCACCGACTATCAGGTGCCGCGGCCGCTGATCGGGGAATCGCCGTTGATGGCCGCGATGGCCGACATCATCGCTACCAGTTCGATCTTGCAGCAACAGATCTCATTCTATCAAAACGAGGCGCGGCCTAGCGCCGTGCTGTTGACGGAAAAGCAACTCGACAAGGATCAAATTCAATTCTTGCGCGATCGATGGGATGAACAGACTCGTGGAATAAATCAAGGCAAGACGCCGATCATAACCGACGGTCTGAAACTCCAGCCATGGGCAACGTCCGGCGGCAAAGACAGCCAGATCGCGGAAATTGCCAAGATCTCAGATCAACGCATAGCGCTGGCCTTTCGAATCCCGTTGCAGATTCTCGGCATCGGCGGAACGCCATATTCGTCGGCCGAATTGCTGATGGCGAGTTGGATTGCGCTCGGTCTCGGATTTGCTCTCAATCACGTCGAGGAAGCGTTCGGACTGTTATTTGGTTTGAACGGGCAACCGGAGGATTACATTGAGTTTGATACCGACGCATTGCTGCGATCCGCTCTCAAAGATCGCATCGATGCACTCGTGAAGGGAGTCCAGGGCGGAATTTATGCGCCGAACGAGGCGAGAGCAATCGAGGGATACGACGCGGTTCCGTTCGGAGATAGTCCTCGCGTGCAGGCCCAGGTGGTTCCGCTCGAATTTGCAGGCAAGGTGCCTCCCGCTCCAACACCGCAAGCATCACCGTCAGCGCCAGCTACGCCTCAACCCGCGAAAGAACAGCCACAGCCTGTTAAAGAACAGCCCGCGAAAGATTATCATGCAACAGCCAAACGGGAATCAACACGACTCATTGAATCCGCCGCCCGAGCCCGACGGAGATTTGTTGCTTGATGTCTGGCGCGAGGCCCTCGCCGAAACGCTGGCGCAAGAACAAGAGCGCTGGCATCGCGAGCGCGCGCGGCAAACGGAACAGTGGCAGCGTGAGCGCGCGCTGATCGAGGCGCAGGCCGGTCAGACGATTGCCGAGCTGCGCGCCGATATCGCGGACCGTGAAACGAAATGCGCCGCCGTGATTGCCCGATGCGAGGCGATGATCGCCGAGCTGCTCCTCAAGGTCGCCAAGACGGTCGATGACCGGCTCGCGCTGGTGCGCGATGGCGCCGTAGGGCCGCCCGGCCGTGACGGAAAGGATGGCCGTGACGGAGTCGACGGCGCTCCGGGGCTGCAAGGCCTTGAGGGCGAGCGGGGGGCCTCGGGCGAGAAGGGCGAAAAAGGCGATACGGGCATCGGCCTTCCGGGCGAGCGCGGCCCGAAGGGCGAACCGGGTGCATCGATCGAGTGGGCGCCTGGACCGAAGGGCGATCAGGGCGAGCCTGGGGAAG